TAAGAAGGATGGGAATCAATGCAGATACTATAATCAATGGAGAGATTTTCACAAACTACGCTTATATGCACGAGGTGAACAGTCAATAAAAAAATATAAAGATGAATTAGCAATTGATGGTGATTTATCTTATTTAAATTTAGACTGGACCCCAGTGCCTGTAATTCCAAAGTTTGTAGACATTGTAGTTAATGGAATGTCAGATAGGCTTTTTAAAGTTAAAGCTTATGCACAAGACGCACTGTCTCAATCAAAGAGAAGTAAGTATCAAGACTTAGTAAAAGGTGAGATGCTTGCAAAGCCTACACTTCAGATTATTAAAAATGAAACAGGAATTAATCCTTTTATTTTACCAGAAGATAATTTACCAAATACAGACGAGGAGCTTTCATTATATATGCAGTTAAATTATAAACCTGCAATAGAGATAGCAGAAGAAGAAGCTATCAATACTATATTAGAAGAAAACCATTATGCAGATGTGCGAAAAAGGTTAGATTATGATTTAACAGTTTTAGGTATTTCTGTAGCAAAGCATGAATTTTTACCAGGAGCTGGTGTTGAAATATCTTATGTAGACCCAGCTAATGTAGTATACAGCTATACAGAAGACCCTCACTTTAAAGATTGTTTTTATTGGGGAGAGATTAAAACATTACCTATAACTGAATTAGTAAAAATAGACCCAACACTAACTACACAACAACTCGAAGAAATAAGTAAATATAGCCAGAGCTGGTATGATTATTATAATACAGCTCAGTTTTATGAGAATGATATATTTTACAGAGATACTTGTACGCTAATGTATTTTAATTATAAAACCACAAAGAAAATGGTTTATAAGAAAAAGATATTAGAAACAGGAGGAAGTAAGGTTATTGAAAAAGATGATACTTTCAACCCACCAGAAGAAATGATGGAGGAAGGAAGATTTGAAAAGATAGAAAAGACTATTGACGTTTGGTATAATGGTGTTATGGTTATGGGTACAAACATTTTATTAAAATGGGAGTTAGCTCACAATATGGTAAGACCAAAGTCTGCAAGTCAGCACGCTTTACCAAACTATGTTGCTGTAGCACCAAGAATGTATAAGGGAGTGATTGAATCTTTAGTAAGAAGAATGATTCCTTTTACAGATTTAATTCAAATGACTCACCTGAAACTACAACAAGTAATTTCAAGAGTTGTCCCAGATGGTGTTTATATTGATGCTGATGGACTAAATGAAGTAGATTTAGGAACAGGCAATGCTTATAATCCTGAAGATGCATTAAGATTATATTTCCAAACAGGTTCTGTTATTGGTAGGTCTTATACACAAGAAGGAGAGTTTAATAATGCAAGAGTTCCAATACAACAACTAACTTCAAACTCAGGAGCATCTAAAGCTCAAATGTTAATTGGTAATTATAATCATTATTTAAATATGATTAGAACGGTAACTGGATTGAATGAGGCAAGAGATGCTTCAACACCAGACCCTAATGCTTTAGTTGGTTTACAAAAACTAGCAGCATTAAATTCTAATACAGCTACTCGTCACATTTTAGATGGTAGTTTATATATTTATAGAACTTTATCAGAAGCATTAACATATAGAGTTGCAGATATATTAGAGTATTCAGATTTTAAAGATGATTTTGTAAATAAAATTGGAAAATATAATGTGAGTATTTTAAATGATATATCAGATTTATATATATATGACTTTGGTATTTTTATTGAAGTTGCTCCAGATGAAGAAGAAAAAGCTCAGTTAGAGCAAAATATACAAATGGCATTATCTAAACAAGATATTAATTTAGAAGATGCTATAGATATAAGAGAAATTAAAAATATCAAACTTGCCAACCAATTATTAAAATTAAAGAGAAAGCAAAAAGAAGAAAGAGAGCAAGAGATGGCAAATCAAAAACAAGCCATAGTTGCTCAACAGCAATTACAGTCTCAACAAATGGCTGCAGAACTTGCTTTACAAAAACAACAAGCTGAACTTCAAGGTAAGATGCAATTAAAACAAGCAGAGATTGCATTTGAAATAGAAAAGCAAAAGAATGAAGCAATGTTGAAAAGCCAGTTAATGCAACAAGAGTTTAACTATAATCAACAGCTGGCAAATATGTCTGAAAAAGGTTTAGCAGATAGAGAGAAGTCAAGAGAAAAAGCTAAGTCAGATAGAATCAGTCAGCAGAACTCAGAGCAATCTCAATTAATCACACAGAGAAAAAACAATTTACCACCTAAAAAGTTTGAATCAAATGAAGACTCGTTAGACGGGTTTGATTTAGCAGAATTTGAACCAAAATAGGTGAATAATTTGAACGATATTTATTATTAACTTTGTAAAAATTAAATCAAATGGAATTAAAAGTAAGAGCCTTAGATGGCGCAGAAGAAAAATCTGTTCAAGAAGTTGAGCAGGAACTACTTGAAAAAGTAGAAGGTACACCACAGGAGGAAGCTCCAGTGGAAGAAGTAAAGGAGGCAGAGGCAAAGCAAGTTGAAGAAACTGTTGAGCCAGAAGCTCCAGCTCAGTCCTCAGAGTTAAATGAGGAAGACGTTCTTTCATATATTAGAAACAGATATGATAAGCAAATAGATTCTGTTGAACAGTTATTTGATAGTAAAGAATCGAATCAAGATTTACCAGAAGATATTGCAGCTTATTTAGACTATAAAGAGAAAACAGGTCGTGGAATTAATGATTATGTTAAATTAAACAGAGATTTTAATTCTATGAATGAAGAAGCTTTGCTAAAAGAATATTACTTAGCAACTGAAGAAGCCATTGATGAAGATGATGTAGATATTTTCATGAGTGAATTTGATTACGATGAAGAGGTGGATGATGAAAAAGAAGTTAAGAAAATTAAATTAGCAAAGAAGAAAGCGATTGCTAAAGCTAAAAAGTTTTTCAATGAACAAAAAGAAATGTATAAACAGCCACTTGAGTCAAGTTCGGCTAAGATTTCTGAACAGGACAAAGAAGCACTTGAAGCTTATCAGCAATATATAAATGAGTCAAAGAGTTATGAGGAAGAGACTAACAAAAAAAGAGATTGGTTTTTAAAAAAGACCAATGAAGTTTTCGATGATTTCAAAGGTTTTGATTTCAAATTAGGAGAAGACAAAGTTGTAAGTTATAAGCCTACTAATGTGGATGAAGTTAAACAATCTAATTCAGATGTAAATAAATTCTTTACAAGATTTCTGAATAAAGATGGTTTACTTGAAGACGCACAAGGGTTTCATAAAGCATTGACTGTAGCACAAAATCCTGAAAGATTTGCAAAGTTTTTTTACGAGCAAGGACTTTCAGACGCAACGGAGGATGTCACTCGTAAAATTAAAAATGTAAACATGAGTGATAGAAAAACACCAGAAATTGCTAAAAAGGATGGAGTGCAAATTAGAGCGTTAAATCAAGACTCAGGTCGAGGTTTGCGTATTAAAAGTAAAAAATAATATAAACAATTTAAAAATTTAAAATTATGGCAGGTCAAGTAGACGCAACTCCAGGATTTGATTTGCAGCCATCATCACAACAGGTGCCATTGGCTACAAATTATATCACAAACTTTGACTTCTTAAATCAGTATCTTCCTGATACTTATGAAAAGGAGTTTGAAAGATATGGAAATAGAACAATTAGTTCATTTCTAAGATTAGTAGGTGCAGAGCTTCCTTCAAATTCTGACTTAGTAAAATGGGCAGAGCAAGGAAGATTGCACGTTAAATATGAAGACGTAGGTACAGCAGCAGTAGTAAATGCTGACTCAGCTACGTTTCAGGTAAATGACACAGGTGTCCCAGCTTTTACATCTTCAAATGGTATAGCTATTAGAAAAGGACAAACAATTGTTGTTTCACAAAATGGTGGAACAGGAATCAACAAAGGTATTGTTACTGATGTAGATTTAGCAAACAATCAGTTTGACGTAGCTTTCTATGAAGCAGGTGGTTTAGTAACTGCAGGTACAGGATTAGGAAACGCAGACGTAAGTGTATTCATTTATGGTTCTGAGTTTAAAAAAGGTTCTGTCGGAATGGAAGGTTCATTAGAAGCTGACGATGAAATCTTTGATAATTCACCAATTATCATTAAAGACAAGTATTCTGTAAACGGTTCTGATATGGCTCAAATTGGTTGGGTTGAAGTAACTACAGAAAACGGTGCTTCT